CTACTGAATATGCAAAAGCTGTTGAACAAAAAAGAAGAGTTATAGAATCTAAGTATGAACAAATCAATAATGATTATGTAAAACAATTTGATACTAGAGTTACTACTGGAATGGACTCTGCACAAAACGAACTTGCAAGAGCAATTGAAGCAGGTGACGCAGCAGCACAAGTAGAAGCAAATAAAAGGATAGCTACACTAGCTTTTGAAAACGCAAAGTTAGAGGAAACAAGAAGTAGATCAGTAGAAATGCCTACTATACCTTCACAAGTTGTACAGCCACAACAACCGGCTGCACAATTACCTGAAGCAGATCCTGACGCAGAAGCTTGGGCATCAAGAAACCCATGGTTTGGTCAAGATCGAGCCATGACATATACAGCGTTTGAGATTCATAAAGATTTAGTTGACAAAGAAGGTTTTGATCCTAAATCTGATGAGTATTATGCTGAAGTTGATAAGAGAATTAAGGTTGACTTTCCGCATAAATTTGGTAAAACTAATTTAGAAACGACTATGAAACCCGTGCAAACGGTTGCTTCAGCGCAAAGAAGCGTTAAACCTGGTCGCAAAGCTGTGAAACTCACATCATCACAGGTAGCAATTGCTAAAAAATTAGGTGTGCCACTCGAAGACTACGCAAAACAGTTAAAAATCACGGAAGGAGTATAAGCGTATGAAAAAACAAGAAAACAAAACTTCTCGTGCGGACCAAACACGTACAAAGTCGGAAAGACCTAAAGTGTGGGTTCCACCATCTTCTCTAGATGCACCCCCTGCGCCTGATGGATTCAGGTACAGATGGATAAGAGCAGAAAGCGTTGGCTTTCAGGACACTAAAAACATATCGTCTCGACAAAGAGAAGGTTATGAATTAGTTCGTGCTGAAGAAGTTCAAAACGCATCTGATTATCCAGTTGTCGACGAAGGTCGATACAAGGGAGTGGTTGGGGTCGGTGGCCTTTTGCTTGCAAAGGTGCCAATCGAGATTGCGAAGCAACGTCAACAGTATATGACAGACCGTCATAAACAGAAGACTGAAGCCTTAGACAACGATCTTATGAAGGAGCAAGACAACAGGATGCCTATCAATATTGATAGACAGTCCCGTGTAACCTTCGGTGGTACAAAGAAAAGTTAATTTTTTAACAATTCTCGGGTTAATCCCTATCATCGATATAACAAGTAAACAAAAGATAGGATATAACTATGGCAAATAGAAACGCAGCAGGTTTTGGTTTAATTGCAGCTATGGCAGTCGGTAATAGAGCCGCTGTACAAGGGCAATCTAAATACGAAATCGACGCCGGTGAAACTAATGCTATTTTCAACGGAGAGCCTGTTAAAGTAGATATAAATGCTTCAACTGGTGGATATATTGTTACAGCGGCAGCTGGTACTGCGACTGTTGGAGTTCTTAATGGTGTGTTTTTCACAGCAGCGACAACTTTAAAACCAACGTTCAGTAACTTCTACCCTGCAGCAACAACTCCTGCAAATAGCGAAGACGTAACGGCATTTGTTAATGATGACCCTCTACAAGAGTACATTATTGCATCAGACGCTACTTTAGGGGCAACGTTAGCACTAAGAAAATCTAAAGTTGGATTAACTTACGCAACGACTGCTTCCGCAGGTAGTACAACAACAGGAAAATCTAGTCTACAACTAGGCATCTCAACAGCAGCAACAACTGCTAAAGCATTGAGAGTGGTTAGAGTAGCAGAAGATCCACAAAACGAAGATCAAACAGCAGAATTTTGCTCTGTAGTTGTGAAAATCAACTTACACCAATACACAGTTGGATCTTTGGCAACAGGAATATAGGAAGAATAGGAGAATAAAATATGGCTATATCAAGAGCACAACTAGTTAAAGAACTAGAGCCAGGTTTGAATGCACTATTCGGCCTGGAATACAAACAGTATGAAAATCAGCACTCTGAAATTTATACTTCAGAATCATCTGACAGAGCTTTCGAAGAGGAAGTAATGTTAAGTGGTTTTGCTAACGCGCAAGTAAAAGGTGAAGGTAGTGGAGTCTCTTTTGACGAAGCACAAGAAACTTTTTCTGCGAGATACACACATGAGACAGTAGCTTTAGCATTTGCTATCACGGAAGAAGCTATCGAAGATAACCTCTACGATAGAATCGCTTCTAGATACACAAAAGCTTTAGCGAGATCTATGTCAAACACTAAACAAGTGAAATCAGTTGAACCTTTAATCAACGGTCTACCAACGACAGACAGTTTTGATTCAGGTGATGGCGTTTCATTATTTAGTACAGCACACCCAACAATAGCGGGAACTTACAAGAACACGCTATCTGCGCAAGCTGACCTTAACGAAACATCATTGGAGCAATCATTAATTGATATCGCTGCAATGACTGACGAAAGAGGTTTGAGAATAGCTGCTAGAGGAGTAAAAATGATTATTCCTTCTAAGCTTCAATTCACAGCTGAGAGATTGATGAAATCTCAAGGTAGAACTGCGACTGCTGATAATGATATCAATGCAATAGCATCTATGGGAATGATTCCTCAAGGTTATAGAGTGAACAATTACCTAACAGATGACGATGCATTTTACATCATTACAGATGTTCCTAACGGTATGAAGATGTTCAACAGAGCACCTTTAACTACTGCTATGGAAGGTGATTTTGACACTGGAAACGTTAGATACAAAGCTAGAGAAAGATACTCATTTGGAGTATCAGACCCTAGAGGTATCTTCGGAGTAGAAGGCGCGTAATCATTAATTTTTGTGGCGGCCTAAAAACCGCCACATTTAAAACATACAGACATATACCCAATGAAAAAATTCTTAATTAAAATTGCTGCCTACGGATACATAACTGAGTTTACAGTTATGGCTGATGATAGTTCTAAAGAACTAGAAAATGCTATACTTGACAAACTAGGAAAAAATGATATTAATTGGGAGAAGTCAGGGTTTTATTCTTTGACTAAAAAATGGTTAACCTTTGAGGAGATTAACGATGACAAACTTACGAGACCTATACAAACAAAAAAGGTCCTTGGAGTTGAGTTGGGAGCAGGAGCATCTTAACGAGGGTAGATATACCCTTGACATGGTCAGAATAGACCATAAAGTTAGACAAGTAATATCTGACATTAAGATGAGAGAAGCTGAGTTAGCACAGCATGTTAACAAAGTAGACGAAGCTGCCCCACAAGTTTCCGTAGCTACTTAATAAAAAGCTACATTACTGAAATACCACTTTCACTACAGAATCTCTTGCACTCTACATAAATCTGTTGTATATTTATCACACTGTACATTAAATAAAATAAAATAAATGTAGACGCGTACAGTCGACATCCCTAGGGACTACATTTAATATTCTAGGAGGAATATAACATGGCAAACACAACGTTTACAGGTGCGGTACGTTCGGAGAACGGCTTCGTCGATATAACAAAAACAGCAGCAACTGGTGCAATTACTACTAACTCAACGTTCAGTAATAATACATCAATTGGTGGAACATTAGCTACTACAGGAATATCTACATTAGCAGGCGGTCTTGATGTTGATAGTACTGGTCTTAAAATAGCTTTAACAACTAACTATGAACTAACTGGGTTATCTCCAAGATGGGCAGCTAACTTTGGTGGTCATTTAGCAGGTCAAGATCAAATTCAATCTACATTGAATGTTCTTTCTCCAGCTAACATAATGCACAGACTATTCTTAGCAATGGTACCGGTAGCATCACAAACAGCAGTACCTACAGCAGCGCAAGCAGCTACGGTATTTGGTGGAACTGGTGTAACAGGAGCGGATGTTGCAATTGGAACAACTGGTTCTCCAGGAACAACTCCAACTGTAACTCAAAAGATTTCTAGATTAACTGGTGGTGTATCAGGAACTGTAGTAATGGCAGCAGGTGCTGACTTAGCTTCAGCTGGTGACGAAACAGTAATTCTTTTTACAGGAAATACTTTTGCTTCTTCAGGAGTTCTTAAATTTACTTTAAATGCAAATAACGAATTAGATGCAGAATCAGGTGAATTTATGGTTTCTGATGACGGTGGAAACATTTATGATAGAGAATCTGCTCCAACAGACTTGGATCAAATTATCATCATGACTGACACTGGCGATTGTACAATTGGTGCAGGTTCTTACACATACTTACATGCTTCAAACGCGACTGACGTGATGAGTTGTAAACAGTTGTTAAATACATCTGGTGGAACTATAGCTATTACATACGGTAACTAATAATTAATTTTTGTGGCTCCTTCGGGGGCCACATTAAATTTTGGAGAATAAAAAATGGCAGATATAAAATCAAGTCAAACAATTGCAGTACAAACAGCAGACCCAGATGGTTTGTCTACAGCAGCATCTGTTGGAAACAACGCAGCTTTAACTTTAGGCGGAGCATTAACAAGTGGTGGAGCTTTTACAGCAGAATCAGGAACAGCTAGACAAATTACACTTTTAAGTGCAGGAGATGATTCAGCTAAATCATTTAATATTGTTGGTACAGATATACACGGAGACGCTCAAACAGAAAATGTAACTGGAGCAAATGCTGGTACAGCAACAAGCACAGGTTATTTTGCAACAGTAGCTTCAATAACAGCAGTTGGAAACCCAGCAGGAAACATGTCTGCAGGAACTAGTACAAACGTAGCAGGAGTTGTGTTTAAAGGTCCTACTAGAGTTAAAGGTTTAGTTTGGTCCGGTGGCGGTGCTGTTGGAACAGTAAGCATAAGAAACACTAGTACAGCTGGAACAAGTTTAATAGACGTTCGTTCTGATCCTACATTAGGTGTAAATGCAGCTATTAATTTAGCAGCAGATGGCGTTCTTTTTGATGCAGGTGGCTATGTTACTTTTGCGGAAACTGATTGCAATAGTGTAACAGTATTTCACGGTTAGGAAGGAGCTAAATGGCTAATACTACTTCTGGAACATACACGTTCGACAAAACTTTTTCTGTTGATGAAATAGTAGAAGAAGCATACGAACGTATTGGTTCGCAAGTAACTTCTGGACATCAATTAAAATCAGCAAGAAGATCTTTAAATATTCTTTTTCAAGAATGGGGAAATAGAGGTATTCA